CTGTGTGTATGGCCGACACCTGATATGTTCTTTGACACATGATCTACAGATGCTGTGCTTGTTCCTGTAATATTTGTATCCTGCTGTATATTTGTAACAGAAGCGGCCAGCGTTTGAGAACCTGATGCAGTAAATGCTTGAGTGCTTCCTGTAGATTCGAGTGTCATTGATCCTGTTGATTTTATCAAACTTTCACCGCCTGCGGTTGCTGTTAATACTTCTTCAGCAGCCATTGAAAGATTAGCACCTGTGCCTAATGATAAGTTGTCAACAGAAACTATATTATATGCTTCTGAAACCACAGTAGTCATTGAAGAATTGTGTGACTCTACAACCTTACCTGTTACTGTAGTAGTCTTTGTTTTGCCAACAGTATGTGTTTGAGCACCTGTAATAGTTTCGCTATCATCTTTAGAAACACGAACAGCTTTGTTACCGTTTATTTGCGTTGCTGAATCTGACAATACTTCTGTTAGGTCGTTGCCGCCAATCTTAGTAACACGATTACCACGTATAGTATTAAACTGATTACCGTCAACCTCGGTGTACATATCACCTTTAACATACATCTTAGCGTTGCCGGCTATTGTGACATCACAGTTTCCTGCAATGTATACCTTTCTATTCTTTAATGTAATTTCGTATTCGTCACCGACAATCTTAGTAACTTTTTTACCATCAGCTTGTATTTCTTCAAAGGTACCCGAGTTGTGATAGTTATGAATTCTACCATTACCAGGAGTATCATCTACCTCAAAAACGTGCCCTGATTCTGTTTCCCATACGTTATTATAAGGATACACAGATGTTGTGCCATCTTCAAATGTAGGTGCTTCACCCGGTGTAGTATAGGTTCCTGCATCAGTAGAACCAAAACGTGGATGTGGTTCGTCCCAGGTTTCTCTTTCATATGTGGCGCCTGTAAGATCTTCACTGACAGAAGGAACAGAAGATGCTAAAGCTCTTGGTATTTCATTTACTTTTGTTCCACGCTTATTTAAAAGTGAATAGTGTTCTTCTGCCTTTGCTCCTCTAGCAAGTCTAGAGGTATCTGGTTCGTTCAGTGTATTACGACCTTCTTGTTCACCGTTTAATGGATATGTGTGAAAAGGATCATTGAAACCTATCTCAGGATTTTCTTCCCGCTCCATAGGAAACCCCATGTAAGAACCTACAATGATTGGTTGCTGTTCGTCATCACCGTCAGCAAAGAAACCAATAACAGTGCTTCCTTCGACTAACATAGGATTCTGTCCTATACCCGAAATACCAGGTGAGTTCACAGGCATAACACAGGTCGCCCAAGGCAAATCCTCTGTTGGTAGGGTTACTCTATTGGCCGTATGATAACCTAATACTCTTACTCTGTATCTTCCTATTTGTTCTGGGTCGGCTCTATCTTCTACCACGCCTATCCACCATTTTAATTTTGGGGAAATCATTTTCTCTCACCTAAATCTTTAGCTAAACCATTTTTAATTACTTCTGCTTTAATATAGTGTCTGTCTTGTGAAATTACGTGGTGCATTGCAGATACAATATATGTACCTGTTAGCAAAGGATCAAACACATCATCTAATTCTGTCTCATCACCCAATTTAGCTTTAGGGGAAGGATACAAAATACTAATTATGTTACCTACTTCCATATCGGTTCTTCCCGGTATAGTTATTTCAAATTTAAATTGATTAAAAGAGTTCAAATAGGACTTTCTAAAAACAATTTTGTTTGAATGTTCATCAGAAGACAACCCATAGTTATTATAAAGAGCAGTATTATATGACTCAAATTGTATATTCTTTCCTGGGTCATTGATAACATCCCCCGGAATAGGATTGCCATCATCGGTTTTATAAAAGTTACTCATTTCTTTTCTAGCATCAAATACAATTTCTGTCATCTTCTTAGTGAACATATCATATCCTCTTATTGTATTTCCATAATATCCACTATCTTGCCCGTCTAGTATATCTAAAAGTTTTGGTACTACCATTTCTTCAATTCTAGTACAATCAGAAGGTAACGGGTTGCCGGTTTTTTGAGGATTAAATCTAGGGATAGTATCAGCAACCAACTCATAAACATATTCATCAAACACACCTTGAGATTTTTGGTGTGCAATTAGGGCTTCTAAACTTGTAAAATAGAATCCTTTATTTGATTCATAGAAAATAAAGTCTCCTTCTGCAACAGAATTTCCTTTGGCCCTTGTTCCTATAAAAGCTAAATTTTTCATAGGCGACCAATAACAAGAGGTATATTTTATCTCACTTGCATGGGGAGTGTCCATAATAACTATTCCAGTTTTTCTTTCACTATCTATTCTTCTAGGAGTTTGTATCATTTTAAAAATTTGTCTAACTATATCAACGGTATTCCCCTCAAATGTTTTTGATACAGCAATCGCATTGTCTAAATATGTTTCTTTTGAAATAAAATTTAAAGAATAATATTGGCCTCTGTCATTATTTAATGTTTTATTTGTAATAGAATATACTTGAAATGTCTTTTCTATAGTGTTGATTGGATGATCTTCTAATGTAGGAGTTCTTAGTTTAAGTGTAATAAGCTCAGTTCCCAACATAGGCAATTCTGTTATGAGATTGATAGAATCTGCTAGCAAAATAGACCCATGTAATGTAGGAGAAAATATGTCCTCATACAAATTTATTTCTATCATTAAATTTGATATGTCAATAGAATCAGGATTAGCAGCAGAAGTTATATAAATTTCTTCTACTACTACTTCTCCCGCATACTGTAGAGATTCCTCTTCCACTAGGCACCCACAAGAGTTTTATATGATTTTACAAAGTCTTTAAGGTAAATGGGTTTCAATATCAAAATCATTCTTTTCTGTTCATTTAACTCAAACTCATATTCATAGTTAGTTACAGGTTCAATGTCTGTTCTTGATGGATCTAGATCTACAACCAAACGATCTCCAGTAGTTTCTCTGTAATGATGAATCTTTGTACCGGTTGAATCATTATATTTTTCTCGCACTAAAGGTAAAAGTTCTGAATTAGGAATCGGCCACTCTGCGTAAGGATCCACTATTTCATTGATAAGAAAAAATATCCAATGATATCTTGTGTTACCATATAGCTTGTGTGATAAAATATCAGGCGTTTCACCGTCTTTTATCATATAAGAATTTAAGGTAGTTTTATTTACCTTTGGTCCGCGTGTAGTAACTCTATTAAAAATATCCTTTACATTTCTATGAGTATCGAAAAAAGGATAATTGATGTTTTTAATTGCTTTAAAATACATTAGAAGCTATCCTTATAATCTTGAGTGATACGGTCATTAGTAAGAATTTCTGTTTCAGCAAATTGTAATTCCAAATTAATGAATGCTGGAGCACCACCGGTTCCTTGGATTGTAACAAAATCAGCATTACCATATGTGACTTTCATGTTTTCTAACACACAGGAACCTATTTTACTTAACCAAGTGTTTCTATTAGACTGAGTAAAACCAGCATCAGCGGCAGCTGCCATTTGTTCCTCAGAATTAAATCTATATTCAATTTGAAACTCTGCAGGATATGCTAAGAACAATCTGTCTTTAGTTCTTTCTGGGTGCATATGATATTTAAACAGTTGTATAATTTGCATTATGTTTTCCATTTCGTTTGCATTTTTAGGAGCAAATTGATACTGAAATGAATGACGCCTAAATTCCATATTCTTAAAAAGCTGTTCCCTATATGGATTTGATACTTTCTTTGATGTGGCTTCAATAGCTGCTCCAACATTCATGTTGACACCTAAACTTTGCGGAAGACTTGCTGCCGCTGATATTGCACCCCTAGCTAGGTATTCTGCAGCACTGCCGCCGTTTCGCATCAGGGTTGTTAAACTACCTTCTTGTCCGGCGAGCGCGCCTATAGCACCAACATCCTCTTGATCGTATGAGGCACTATATCCCGCAACAGGAGGTGTTTGTGTAACCAACTCAATAGCTGAAAGCAGTCTAACTTGTTCTGTTACATTTGCCACTGCGTTACCCAAAATTCCCCCCGCAAAGCCAAGAACTACTTTTTCAGCGAATTTTACACCGGCTGATTTAGGGTCACCTTCAAGTACCGAATCTAGCATCTGGCCTGCGCCTACAGCTGTTGTTACAAAGGAGGCTCCTGCCAGAATGTCGTTATACTGCTCTTCTTTTATTCTGTTTTGTCCGGTTCTTTCTGCACTCAGTTGACTCTGTGCAGCTGCGAGGGCCGAATCAGCGTTTGCTTGGGCAGCAGCGGATGCTTTTGCACCTACAGCAGTATTTGTGCGAGCGTTAATAAAAAATATTACACTATGAGGATACTTAGCCGCGCCATCAACATTTGAATGAAGGTCACTAGGATAATGATAGACTTTAGGAGATTCAGCTACAGTTACGCCGCCGGTTGCTATTTCTTCGACCGCGGAGATTCCGTTTTCAGCGTTTTCCGGCTCCGGTGGTCTACTCCCTCCCGATTGTCCTGAGAGTCGTCCCATTTGTCCTCCGGCCATATTTAGCTCCTGTTATATAGTGGGGTTATTGTCCTCACTATTTATAACACGACCTTCAGAGTCTCTGGTAATTTTTGACCACTTTCCCATAGGACATTCGGCAAAGTCTAATCTTACTTTCGCCGGCATGAAGCACCCACATTTTTTACATATTTCTACTAAGGGCACTAACTCAGGACATTCTTTACATATCCATGCTCTGGCTTCATGTTCTTTCTTCATTTTTTAGGTCCTTGCGGAATTTGTGCTGGATGTGGATTGTTTGATACTTTATCAACATCACCTCTACCTGAAGCTAACGGCCTATACATTTCTCGCATTTCCAACGCCTTATCAAAATATTTTTTGATTCTTTCTTCAGGATTATCATTAAAAGGAAATGCAAGTCCTGTCCATTCACACGCCAATATATTTTTAAACTTTTGAATAGCTGCCTCTTTACCTTCACGTTTTTGTGTAACAGTAAGTATTCTTGTAAAAGGTTGATACACACCGGAACTTTCAGCTGAGAATTTTGAAATATTATATATTGATTTTCCTAGCACAGCACCTACAATAAGCATTTCAGAAGCAGTTGTACTGTATACAGTCTTACAATTTTTTAGAAGATCCATGCCTGAAATATCTCTCCACAACACTTTATGCCAGCCTGCTTTCATGGCTATTTGCCTTAAAACCTCATACTCTGTTAAAGGGTGTGGCTTAATGACAACATCATCTTCTTCCTGTAAGAGTCTCTCTATTATTTCTTGGTCTACCAAGTCCATTAGATTGTGACCGGGAAGAAAAACAACATGGTCATATATAGGTTGTTTCTCATTGTCTAGCTGATACTTGTCAGTTATGTTCTCTACAAACTTTTCAAACAAATAATCACCAAGTTCACCACCATCAATTTTTGAAGCGTTGTCAATTATTCTACAGTTTATTTCCCTAGACTGGGTATCAATCCAAACACCTGCGCCTGGAAATTCTGTATATGTGAATTCGCTAAAGTTTGTGTTTTGTACAGAACCCACATCGTAGGATATGGGATATGGGGCTAAAGATCTTAAAGTTTCTTCAAAATCTTCAGCCCATGTGTTGCGTTCTGATCTACGAACATAATCTAAATTCGGATCATTATCTTCTTTAATTTTTTTATTCATCATCAAAACATCAGCATTTTTAGGCCGGCAGTGCCTAAAAATTTCATTCTGTTGTTCACTATTCATAATCTACTCCAATAATGTAATTTACTTTTATTTATTCAGGCAAATCAAAGAAGGTCGTATCATCTACCATATAAGGATTGTCTGCATAAGTATCTGTCATATCCCTTAGCTTTTGAGCAAAAGCGTCCAAATCAGCAATATTGTCAACAGGTGTTACACCCAATCTGACCTGACTATTATATCTTGATACTCTATCATCATATTCTCTCAATGCTTTGAGTCTGTATTTTTTTAAATAGACCCATCTTTCTCTAACTCTACGTTCTCTCTGTGCCTGACTTTTAATCTCAACGAGGCCATATTCTCTTTCGTATTCTTCTGTTTCTTCGTTGTACCTTGCAGTTGCAACACCTACCCTATGAGTAATGGTAGGTCTTAGTTCTGAAACTGAAGGAGGAACTTCTACATATTCAGTTCCTAACAAAGAAAAAGAAGTTATCGGATCGGGTAGAGTAGTAGAGGCAAAACGAGCCCTTACTTCTACATCAGACAAAGGAAATTCTAATACCTCCTTTGTTGCACGATTTATTCTCGCATATAACATTTTTATCTCCTAAAAATTATACAGTGAACCATGTTGTAGTTCTACTGGTTTGAGTTGCTGTGTTGCTACTAGTATTTGTTAGCCAGTTGGTTGAAATAGATGTAGCTGTCTGAGTCGTCCTACTTGTCTGAGTCTGATAATCTGTTAACCAGCTAGTTGATCCAAGATTTGTACTTGTTTGCCTTGTGTAATCTGTTTGACCAGGCGCTGTCCAACTAGTAGTAGTTTGCCTAGTTGTGGGTACACTAGTCTGTGTTTGTGCCTGGTAATAGCCTGCAATCCAAGTGGTTGTGGTATTTGATTGATATGTCCCAGAAACTGGAACTGGATAACAGGATTGGTAGGTTACATCAGCACAAACCTGTGTGTTAGTATTATAGCACGTTTGACAAGAATAGGGACAGGTGTAATTACAAACGTATTGATACTCGCCAATACAGGTAGTATTTTTAGGTGTTAATCTTGAAGTCTGTACTTGATAAGACGTGGTAGTTTGCTGTTGTGCATATACGTCACAACTCAATGTACAGCTAGCACCGCTACATTGTGGATCGTACGGGTTTTCATAACAGTTTTCATAATTAGTACACCCAAGTGCTTGATGGCAGCCACCCGGTTCAATTACATTAACACACCCTTGGGGAGCCCCCGGACACGGAAATCCAGTGTAAATAGTATTTACCAAAACTTGTGTATTCGTCTGCCTAGAAGCCGATGCTGTATACGAGGTTGTATACTGTGTTTGATAGGTATACTGAATCGAACCAGTTGGATTTCCGCATCCCGAGTGTACACAGTTTTCATATCCTGCAGGATAGGCAGCATTTTGACAATCATCCACACAGGGGCATCCTGTTACCGTTCCGCCACTTACATTATAATATACTGTTTGACAAGTTGCGGCCGCGCACGTTGTTGTTTGTGCGGTATAGCAAGATTGATACGTGACATTACCGCAGACGGTTGATTGATAACTATATGAAACAGAAGTTTGTGTCACCCGGCTATCATACGTAGGAACAGATGTATTCGTTTGAAAAAATGAAGTATAAGGCGTCTGAGTTTGTCTACTATAAGGATAATCTGTGTTTGTCTGCCAGATAGTAGATGTTGGCGTCTGAGTTTGACGCAAAGTAATAGTAGGAGTATTTGTCTGCCAGGGCGTGGTAGTATTAGTCTGCCAGGAAGTTGTGGTTATGTATAGGGTCTGCCACGTAGTTATAGTCTGTGTTTGGAAATACGTTTCAGTGGTAGTATTTTTACCAGGCTGCTTTAATAACCATCTTCTTAACATTATTAATCCTTATGATGCGTAAGAACGCCAAGACTGCACGCCAATCCAATTAGTTCCTTGATCGTATGTTTCTAACATAATCAAAGTGCTTCCTGTTGTATTCAGTGTAGGATTTTGTGCTCGATCCCATACAACGCCTGAAGGCCAAGTAATTGTGGGAACGGAAGAAGCTGACCATGTAATGTAAATACTAACAGTGTTTACTGCTCCTGCCATTAGATTAGACACAGTAAATGTGGTGTTACCGTTAATGGTACAAGTTACAATATCTCCTGAGTCTAGGTCAATATTATTAGTGCCATTAATAGTACCGAGGGCTTGCATCTTACCACGAATAGTAGAGTTTATTCGTGTGGAAGTAATGGTAGCAAAAGACGGACTGTCACCAGCCTCATACTTGTCAGTATCAAGGTTTCTGAAGTTATCATCTAACTCTTGGTGAGTTAGAGTGTCATTACCGACTCTATATTCTATGTTAGACATTTTTTATCCCGTAATATAAATATTAGGTTGTTCTTTTTAACTTATTTATAACACCTATGACATATACCAAACAATTATACCAAGGAAAGTTCAGACCTCGTAATCCGGCCAAGTACAAAGGCGATATATCTAATATTATTTATCGTTCGGGTTATGAGTTAAAATTTATGAATTGGTGTGATCTAAATGATTCTGTACAAGAATGGGGAAGTGAAGAAATAGTTATACCCTATCGCTCACCTATAGACAATAGATACCATAGATACTTTGTGGATTTCTATGTCAAGGTAGTTAGTAACAATGTCACTGAAATGTATCTTGTAGAAGTCAAGCCCTATCGTTTTACACAAGAACCTAAGATTCCTAAGAGAAGAACAAAGAGGTTTATACAAGAAGTAAAACAATGGGGTGTCAATTTAGCCAAGTGGGAAGCAGCTGAAGAATTCTGTAAAGACCGTAATTGGAAATTTAAAATTATTACAGAAAAAGAGTTGAACCTATAAAATCATTATAAATAATGGTATGGCTAATCCATTTGAAAATATAAGAGCTGAAGCAGGAGAACAAGACCGTTCATTTAGATGGTATCAAACTGCTGTCCGAAAAATGGCTAACGGTATCGACACTTTCGCTGAAGTGTCTCGTACTGATATAGGTGAATTTACCAGTGTATTAGAACCCGGCAATATGTATATGTTTCAGTACGATCCTAAGTTTAAGGACTCGTTGCCTTATTATGATAGGTTTCCTTTGTGTTTGCCTTTTGATGATATAACAAATGGATTTGCAGGAATAAACTTTCACTATTTACCTTACATGATGAGAGCAAAATTGTTAGGTACTCTTTTAGACTTTACTGACAAAGAATTAACCGAAAAAAGTAAAATAGAAGTTAGTTGGAGTATATTGAAAAACTTTGGTAGATTCCCAGCTGTAAAACCTTCTGTTAAGAAGTATTTGTACAGACACGTTAAAAGTAGGTATGTTAAGATAAATCCTGAACATTGGAAAGCCTCTATATTTTTGCCGACACATGAGTTTGAAAAGACATCAATAGAACAAGTTTTCAGAAACAGCAGAGAAATAATAAATGGCTAAGTCATATACAGGTTTTGAAGATTTCAAAGCCAAAGTTCTATCCAGTATCAGTGTACCTAGATCAGACAGGTTTGAGGCTATATTTTTTGCACCGTCTGCTATTGCCGGAGAGTTTTCTGAATATGGTGCCTCATACAGAGCGGCTGTGCTTTGTGAAGAATTACAGCTACCCGGTATTTCAGCTACCAATTTACCTATAAAGATAGGAGCTTGGACTGAATTTAGAAATCAAAATGTTGAATTTTTAACACAGGACTCAGTTTTTACATTTGTTGAAAATCAAAATTTACAGATAAGAAAATTGTTTGAAAAATGGATAGAAGCTAGCGTAGACCACACTACAAAAGAACTTGCTTATCATAGTGATATTGTAGGTGAAATATTAATTAATGTTTTGGATAGACAAGATAATATAAGGGCTCAGTATAGACTACTAGAAGCAGTCCCAAAACTTATAAGTTTGTCTCCTTTGTCATGGGGAAACACAGGTATAATGAGATGCTCTGTTTCTTTCGCAGCTAAGAAATGGATTAGACTTTATGACGAAGTTGAAACATCACCAAATGACGATTTAAAACAGAAAATAACCAACGATTTTAAACCCGAACCAGATGTTACCGGGAAGCCTGAGTCCATGCCTACGTTTGAAATGAAGCCAGATGTAACTGGAATACCAGGATCCGATCGAGTTTCAAGTGGACAAGCTCGTATTATACCAGATGAATGATTTTATTTAATTAGGAGAAAATTATGGCGTTACCAATTATTGACGCACCTACCTTTGAGTTGAATATCCCAGGTAGAAGCACTACTACAGTATTCAGACCTTTTTTGGTCAAAGAAGATAAACTATTAACACTTGCAGCTGAATCCGGCGAAACCAGTGAAATGGTAAATGCTTGTATACAAGTTGTAAACAATTGTAGTTTAGGAGAAATTGATGCTAAAGAATTAGCAATGTATCAGCTTCAATGGACATTTTTAGAATTAAGAAAAAGATCTATAGGCGAGTTACAAAATTATGTTCTTTCTTGCGGTGGCTGTAAAAATAAAATTAATTATGAAATGAGCATCAGTGAGTTTGAGATTAAAGGCGACATTGAATCTGACAGAAAAGAAATAAAGGTAAATGAAGACATAAGTTTGGTTATACGCTATCCTAAGTGTACCGAACAAGCAGAAATTGCTGATATGTCAGACGCTGAAATACTCAGAGTTTGTATGGAAAGTATTACAAACGGAGAAGAAAATATAAACCCTGCTGAAGAATCAGCACAGGAGTTAGATGATTTTATTGACAGCTTACCATTAAGTG